GATAATAAAGCTGTTAATTCAGCTTCAGCATCGATGTTGTGGAATGCTGCAACGTCTTGAGCCATTTCAGGAGACCATTGTGCTCTTAATTTTCTTTCAGTTACAGAAACTGTTACTGACATTAAGTCAAATGAAACCTCACCAATTTTATCTTCAAATTCTAAGTTCTTATAGATTCTATAAGTTGCTGAGAACGCGTTGTTAGACGCTGTAGAAGAAGAGAATGTAGAACCTGTGTAACCGTCCATAGAACCGCCACAAGTAATACATACTGGTACTTGTAAATCAACTTCCAAATAGATGAATCCGTTTACATCACAAATGTTGTCATATTGACCACCGTCTGTTAATGAGTTAGGGAAAACTAATGTTTGGTTATTGTTACCGTATTGAACGATACCTTTACCATATCTTTGAGTTACAACTCTGAATAAGTAAGGACCGCCACCAGCAGTTGTTGTGTTTGTAGAAACACCATAAATTGTTAAATCAGCTAAGAAAGCTTCAGTATCAATTGGGTTACCGTCTGGACCAACTAATTTACCAGCTGCTGCTTGTGCAAAACCTGACATGATAACTAATACTTTTCTGTAATCAGTTAAAGCGTATGCTGCTGCGTCTAAGTTTAACGTTGTGTTATTCCATTGTGCTGTAACACAAGAAGTAACTGCAGATGTGATAGAACTAAATTGTCCTTTAGAATAGTCATATAAACCTGGAGGGTCTAATGCTGGTTCATTACCTTCATAAAATCTGTCATAAAGGTCTCTACCTGTATTATAGTCATAACCCGCGTTTGGTGAGTCTGGACCATTTGGTGCTCCGTAAGGAGAGTAATGAATACCAGTGTTGTCATTTTGACCACCACCTACTTCATACTGTTGAATGTTAGGTACAAAGTAGAATAATTTACCAATTGGTAAGTTCATTGCTTGTACTGAAACGATGTCGTTTGCTAATAATTTAGAGAATACACGTCTAACAATTGGGAAAACCACTGTTTCAAATGCTCCTGTATCAGAAGTAGATGATGCTTCATTAATTAAAAATGATGCTTGGTTTTCGTATAATTGAGCTACGTTTTCTCTCATGTGACCTTTAAGACCTTCTAAAAAGCCTAATTTGTCCCATTTGTTGATTGTATCTTCTTTGATAACTTTAAGGTGCTTAAGACCGATGTTACCAACAAGACCTGATTCTAATAATGCTCCCATTTTAGTATTGTTTTTGTTTTATTTATTTTATTTTTGTCATCAAATCCTTCATTCTTAAGAATTGTGGATTTTCGTACGTTTTTGATTCAATTAAAGTTGTTGCTGAACCTGAAGAAACTGTATTATTAATTGTTTTTTCAACTGATTCATTAACTGATTTTGTTTCAACTTTTGCTAATTCATCTTTCAATGACTTGTAAAGACTTTTAGATTCTTTAAGAGTTTCAACATCATCAAATCTTCTTAAGATATTGATTTTCTCTTTTTTAGTTGTTGAATGTTCTGTGAACAATCTTGTAGCGTATGCCAAGTTGGAGTTGAAGATAGCAACTTCATTAAGTTTTCCTCTGAAAACATTTAATGCTTTTCTATATTCTTCATTCTTTTCTCTTAACATTTTTACTTCAGCTTCTAAAGAAGATTCTTTTTGAATCGCAGTATTGAATTTAGAATGAGCTCTTGGTTTTGGTAAACCGCCTTTTCTAAAATTACTACCGTCTCCTAAAGTTCTTGCTTCCTCTTTCGTTTCAGCCTTTTTAATAACTTTAGATTTTCCTTCCATATTTGCTCCCTTCTTGTATTCAAACTTAGCCTTTCCAGTTCCCATTGTTTTAGGACCTTCTTTTTTATCGTCTTTAAAACCACCTGTGTTAGATGATTTGTAAGAGAATTTAGGACCATGACCAAGTCCAACACCTTTAGGTTTTTTAACTCCTAATTTTTTACCCTCTCCAACATATTGTGGGTTGTAAGATTCCTCCATTTCATCAACGTCATCATCATCATCAGACTCTTCTAAATCATCAGACTCTTCCAAATCATCAGACTCTTCCAAATCATCAGATTCGTTAAATTCAATTTCATAAACAACTTCGTCTATGTCATCTTCTTCGTCCATTTCGTAGTCTTTGTAGTGTCCGTCAACGTCACCCATTTTGTGACCACCGTGTCTTTTGAACTCGTGCTTTTTACTACCGTACTCTTCTTCCATGTCTGATTCTTCCATGTCTGATTCTTCCATTTGACCACCGCCAAATATTGAATTGATAATGTCTTCTGTTGAAGCTCCGTCTTGACTATCCTTAGAATCATCAAAATTTAAGTCCATGTTTTCTTTAATTTTCATTTTTTTTGTTTTTGATTTTTCCGTTGATTCGCCAAGCTTTACAAGATATTCTACGTCAGCATCATTGTCTTTTAAGTGAACGTTTCCACCATCTTTTTTAACAATGATTCCATCTTCTTCACCCATAGCTTTGAATACCTTTAGAATTTCTTCATCTGAAGCGTCTGTTAAATCTATTGGAGTTTCTTCGGAATCCATGTCCATATCCATGTCCATGTCATCCTCATTATCTGCATCTAAATCAACGTCATCTACATCCATATCTGTATCCACATCTGTGTCTACATCATCTTCTGTATCATCTACGTTAATGTCAGCATCTAAGTCAACCTCATCATCTTCTTGTTCAGAAAGAGATTCTTTTACTAATTGATTGATTTCTTCCTTCATTGTTGAAGCAAGTATTCCTTTTGCGTTCTCGGCAATTGCCTCTTCAACGTTTTTCATTTGAATGAGTGCCTCTTGTACTGGATTTTTCTTAATTTCTTGCATGAAAAATTTAATTATTTAACTTATAAATAGTATCAAAACATAAAAAAGTTGATTTTTTATATTTGTACGAATGGTCTTTTTTGATATGACAGGTTTTGTAAACTTTTTCCTGTTTGAGAATTAACCCAAGAAATTACATTTGAGTAAGTGTCGTAAATTATATATGTCAATAATACACTTGTAACATCGTCCTTCAAACCTATGTTATATGACTCATCCGATGATGTATTATTATCAATAAAAATTTGATTTTGGATGTTAATAGAACTAATAACATCTCCTGTTCCTTCAAGGTATGCAGAACAAGCGGTCCAAGTACTTCCGCTAATTAATTTATTAAAGCCTGAACCTGATGATTGTAATGAGCAACTGAATAACATATTTTTATATTTACAAAATATGTTCTAAAATAAAAAAAGTGGTCATAGACCACTTATTCAATTACTTCATCAATTTTACTTTCTGAAACTGAGGTTATTCTCCAATCGTGAGTAAACCCTTCATATCTTTTTGTGACTTTAGCTTCCACATCTGTCACTGAAAAACCTTTAACAAGTTTTTCTTCTCTAATTTTTTTGATTTTACCAGAGTTCTCATCAGGTAAATCGTACTGAATTTTTGCTACAAAAAATTTTTCGTCCATAATGTTATTTTCCTAAAAAATCGTTTAATTTTTTCATTAAGTCAAGCGATTTGTCCATAGAATCTGTTGGAGACTGTTGTTGTTTATGTTTTATCTCTTCTTCTAAGTTCTCTTCGTATTTACCTCTATCCTCAGGATTTAAAAACAAATAAGCTCCTGGTGTTGATGGTGATGATACTAAGTCAAAACAAATTAATTCAAAATCATCTTGTACTTCATTTCTTTCTCCCACCTTTTTAAGTGACCCAACACCTCTTGATGAAATACCTAAAGTAACTCCTTGTCTCATTAAGTTTGCCGCTTGGTCTCCTTTTGTTGAAACAATTCCTCTTTCATGAAAACCTGGAGAAGTTAAAAGTTTTAACTTTCCCATCAATACGTTCTTATCCCACCAGATATCTGTAATCAAATGAGATACTCTATCTAAATCAATAAGTGAAGATTCGGGGTGATTTAATTCTGAAGTTGATAATCCTTTAGCAATCGTTTTCTTATAATTCTCGGCTTCTCTTTCTAATATTCTTTTTGAATAAGTTCTACCGTTTCTATTTGGAGTGTCGTATTTTTGAAGTACTGCATAAAATTCAAATGGATTTCTGTAATCCAATTCTTTTGCCTCTTTTAATATCGCCTCATTATGTTTGTCTTTTGGTGAAACCCAACCTGCATCTGTTTCAACTAGAATACCATGACCAAGTTCGTTAGCTTCTAAAATTCTTAAATTTTTCATCTAATCTTTTATGATAAATATACAGTATTCATAACTTTATTCTTTATTGTCTTTTTTAGAAATTGAAAATTCAAAATGTTTGTTTTCTTTGATATTGTTTTTAAAAATGTTTTGAACAATGCTCTTAACAGAATTTTTTATTTCATTTGATTTAAAATCTAATTCTGATAATGTAAAAAGATTTACCTCTAAATTAAAAAAAGATTTTTTTCCTTGTGATATTCCGCTTGTTCTTAAGTCTAAATCAACTATACTTTTTTCTTGGAAAATTTTTTGGTTTATTGAATTGAATACTGAATGTTTAATTTCTCTACTTAAATTACCAACAACACGATTCCAATTTTCAGTGTCATATTTTGGTGTAATCCATGATTGAATGTTAATGTATACCGATTTTAGATTTTTGGAATCAACCGTTCCGTAAATTGATTTAATAGGATTATACAAGTTCAACTTTACACTTTTACCTTTCTTCATTAATTTTCATTGTTATTA